TATCGCGGGGCCACGGCCAGCGGACACGGCATTGGGAAATCGGCCCAGACCTCGATCATCATCACGTGGGCTGAGGCGACCTCAGTCGATACCAGGGGCGTCGTCACCGCCAACTCCGACACCCAGCTTCGGACGAAGACGTGGGCTGAGCTGGCGAAGTGGTGGGACCTGTTCTGCACCGAGCATCCCATCGCCAAGGAGGTGTTCGAACTGACCGCGACCGGCATCCGCAGCCGAGAGCGCGAAATGACGTGGCGCGTCGACGCCATCCCGAACAACCCGCGCAACCCCGCCGCCTTCGCCGGCGCACACAACGCGGGCAAGCGCCTGCTGGTCATCGTGGATGAGGCGTCCGAGATCGAAGATCCGATCTGGGACACGGTTGAGGGCGCCATGACCGACGCCGACACCGAGATCATCTACCTGATCTACGGCAACCCGACGAAGAACGTGGGCCGGTTCAAGGAAATGGTCGTCGGTCGCCTGCGCCATCAGTGGCGGTCGCGGCAGATCGACAGCCGGACGGTGAAGCGCACCAACAAGGCCGAGCTTCAGGCTATGGTCGATGCGTGGGGCGAGGACAGCGATTTCGTCCGCGTCCGCGTCCGTGGCGTGTTCCCGCGCGTGGGCTCGATGCAGCTCATTCCGTCCGATCTGGTGGCCGAGGCGAGGAAGCGCACGCCTGAGCGTGTGCCGTCTGCGCCTCTCGTGGCCGGTCTCGACGTGGCGCGCTTCGGTGACGACGCCTCTGTCCTGCAGCCTCGCCAAGGTCTCGACGCTCAGACGATCCCGATGAAGACGTGGCGCGAGGTGGACACCATGACCCTCGCTGGCGACGTGGCTGCGTGGTGCCTTGAGCATCGACCGGATGCCCTGTTCGTGGACATCGGCGGCATTGGCGCCGGGGTCTATGACCGACTGCAGCAGCTTCGCATCCCCAACGTCATCCCCGTGAACTTCGGTGGGAAGGGTGGGCGGGTCCAGATGAACACCATTGAGGCGGACGCCGCGAACAAGTCGGCCTCCATGTGGGTCGGGATGCGGGAGTGGCTTCGGACTGGCGGGTGCATCGCCGACGACAACGAGCTTGAGCAAGACCTGACAGGGCGGGAGTACGGCTACACCGCCAACGGCGCGATCATGCTGGAGAAGAAGGAGGCGATGAAGAAGCGAGGGCTCTCCTCGCCGGACAAGGGCGACGCCCTGGCCCTGACCTTCGCCTTCCCTGTTGCGCCCAAGCAGGTAGCCGCTAGCCTTGCGGACCTGATGGCTGTACAGGCGGGTGGTGGCCAACACGATCCGTACGAACCTGTGAACGGCCACTATGACCCATATGCGGAGCTGAACCGATGAAGTTTCGAAAGAAGCCGGTGGTGATCGAGGCCGCACTGTTCGATGGTGAACTTGTCGGCGATCCCGTGCAGGTAGGGCAAGGCGCTGAGTGGAGGGTTCAGCCACGCACCTGCCCCGAGTGGTTCCCCGCCGTGGTCGAGGAACTCTCTGATGCGCCGATTGGGATGGACTTGGCGCGTCTCGCCAACGACTTCCCCGCGAACGGCGTGGCCGGATATGACGGGGCGCTCTATATCCTGACGCTTGAGGGCGTGATGCGAGCCGATCCGGGCGACTGGATCATCCGTGGGCTGAAGGGAGAGATTTACCCCTGCAAGCCGGACATCTTCGAAGCTACCTATGAGCGCGTCTAACCATGTGCCTCGTCCCTGACGCCCCCGCTCCGATCCAGCCCCGTTCCGCGCCGACCGCGCCGGACGGCAACGCCTTCGCGGATCGCGCCGCCGCAGCGGCCAGGCGCCGCGCCACGCTGGCCTCTATGGTTACGACCAATCCGAACGGCATGGGGTCAGCGCCGACGGCGGCGAAGGCCGTGCTGGGGGCCTGACGTGAAACTCATCTTCGGCGGCGGCGATATAGTCGAGCAACTGGAGGACACTCTGGCTCGCGTAAGGTCTGGCGAGTTGCTCGGAGTGGCTGTCGTGGGGTTCGGCCATGAAGGTTTCGGCTGGACCGCTCGGGTTGTCGAAGGCACTGAATACGCGTGGGCCAGAATGGTGTCCGCGACCACAGACGCTCAGCGGGAAATGATCGCCGCTGCTGTCGAGGACTGGCCCTGATGGCGAACATCACCGACATCGCCCTGCGCGAACACCTTGAGGGGATGCGGGGTAGCCTGGCCAACCTCCGCAAGCCGGTTGAGACCGGGACCGCGGAGGTGGCGCGCTACTGCCAGCGCTGGCTGTCACCGTGGATCGCCAATCTCGGCGGCGACACCTCCATGACCAACGTCGGCGGGGTTCAGCAGAAGACCGGCAAGGCCAACAACCGCCTGTACAACTCCAAGGCCGTGCGCGCCCACCGAACGCTGATGAACGGCATGTCCTCGGGCATGTCGTCGCCTTCCCAGCCGTGGTTCAAGCTGGCCCTGACCGACAAGGATCTGGCGCAGCACCACGAGGTGCGCGTCTGGCTGGATGACGTGACGGCGCTGATCTACGCCTTCCTGGCCCAGACCAACATCTACAACGCCATGAACTTCGGCTACGGCGAACTCGGCTGGGCCGGGACCGAGTGCCTATTGTTCACGCCGCACTGGCGGTACGGCGCCGTGGCTCACGCCCTCCGGATTGACACCGTGATCCGCCATGTGCCGATGACCGTTCGTCAGGTGCACTCGCAGTTCGGCCACGACGCGATGTCGAAGACCGCTCGCAAGCTCTACGACGACGGCAAATACAACTCGATCATCGACGTGATGCACGCGATTGAGCCGAACCTGGAGCGCGAGTACGGCAAGATCGACCGCACCAACAAGCCGTTCCGGTCGATCTATTGGGAGGCCGCGTCCGACAAGAGCGACGGCATCCTCGCCTTCGAGGGCTTCAACCGGAAGATCATGGCGACGCCGCGCTGGAATGCGGTGGGTCAGGACATCTACTCTTGGGGGCCGGGCTTCGAGGCCCTCCCCGACGCCCGCAAGCTGCAGCTTCAGGAGCTTCGCTTCCAGCAGGCGCAGGACTACGGCGTCACGCCAGCCCTTCAGGTCCCGCTCGGCGACATGAGCCGGGGCGCCAATCTGGTCCCGCGCGGCATCACCTACACCACCTCGGCGGACATGAGCCGGGCCGGTCCGCTGTGGACCGTCGATCCCAACATGGTTCGGTTCATCGGCAGCGACATCATGGAGCGCACCGAACCAGCGGTTGGAGAGGGCTTCTTCGAGCACCTGTTCATGGCGATCACCAACATGCGCGGCATCCAGCCCCGCAATGTCGAGGAGATCGCCCGCCGCCACGAGGAGCAGCTTTCCCAGCTCGGCCCGGTGGTGGATCGGGTTCAGGTCGAGAAGCTTCAGGTCATTGTGCTTCAGGCGTTCGAAATTCTGTCCAACGCCGGGCGCCTGCCTCCCGCCCCTCGCGCCATGCAGGGGGCAGAGGTCTCGCTGGAGTTCACCTCGATCCTGGCGCAGGCCCAGAAGATGATCGGTCTGGGCGCCATGGAACGCGCCCTCGGCTTCATCGGGAACATCGCCGGCATCAAGCCCGAGATCACCGACAAGCTCGACGCCGACGAGGCCGTTGACGAGTACACCAACCGCCTCGGCGTCCCGGCGCGGATCATCCGGTCGGATCAGGACGTGGCCGCTCAGCGCCAAGCCCGTGCGCAGGCGGCGCAGCAGGAGAAGATGGCGGCGATGGCGCCGGCCCTCCAGCAGGCGGCGGCGGGCGCTGAGCTTCTGTCGCGCACTGACGTCAACGCAGGGGCGCTGGGTCGCCTCCTGCCGCAGCCGGGGGTCTGATGAGCGACGCACATTACGGTCGGGGGATGTATGACGAGTTGGACCCGCGTCGCGCGGAAGAAGCCGAAGCCGCCCTCACGCTCCAGCGCCGCCGTGAAGGCGCGATGCGGATGCAGGATGAGGTCGATCTGGCCGCACTGAAGGACAACCCGAACTTCCGGCGGTGGTTCTGGACAGTGCTTGAGAA